GTAAGACAGCGGACATGACCATGGAAGCACTTCAATCGTGCGCTCGTGGTACAATGTGGACAGATTATGAACCGACCCCACTGACACGTAAATGGTTGAAGGAGAATAATTACGTTGACTAAACTCATCACCACAGTAGAACAAGATGCCGACACGGAAGACTACATCATCAACATCCCAGAAGAAATCATCAAAGAACTCAACTGGCAAGAAGGTGACACGCTCATCTGGGAAATCCAAGGCGACAACACAATCAGCCTTAAAAAAGAATGTCAGCAAACTAACTACAACTGGCACACAGTCAAAGAAAAGTACATCCAAGACTACTACAACAGCGAGAGCGAAGGCAAAGACTTCGACCAACAGTACGAAGCGTACCTCTACTCGTTCTCCCCAGAAGCAGAAGGATCGTGGGGTAAAACACACTAGATCATCTAATATTGATCTGTTCCCACACAATCCATTCCCATGGAGACTAGAACCACGCACTGGTAAGTTTAATCTATCATGGTATATGTGTTATGATCATGCGGTAGACCAAATTGAACGACAACAACTTAAACCAAGAGACTACAAACTGCAATGTTATACCTCTGTTCCCATCACTGATCCTCTCACAGGAGATATCAGAGTACAAAGAACTGTTAGAGGTCGTTACTAAACTACGCAGACAAGATGCACGTGGTATGGATGCATCTAATATGGGAGGATGGCACTCTCAGTATCAGGATATCCCTGATCTGATCACTAAGTACATCCCATTCCCAAAGTATTATGGTGTCTCATGGTACATGGTCAATACCAACTTACAAGGTAATTACTCTCATACTCATCCACGTAATGACTGGGCGGGCGTGTTATGGTTGAAAGTACCACCTAATGCTGCTAAGTTAGAGTTTGAACATCCTGATTGCTTCGCACAATATGATGCAATACAATCAATACATGACAACAATCCAACTATACAACAACAAACAAACTATTACAAGGCATACTCATTCACGCCTAAAGAAGGACAGTTGTTAATGTTCCCATCATCACTACGACACAGAGTATATTTCTCCAATACAAATGAAGAACGTATCTCTATGTCATTCAATATAAAGATCGATGAAACCTAACCCTACCATACCACTTGTACTATCACTAGTAGCATGTTTCTTGTTCGCTATCATGATCATCTACGCTGGTTACATTCATGGGCACATGTCAATTACTACCGTATATCACAACTTGACTAATTTCAACTAAAACAGTATAATATACTATAGTCCGCTATACCAACGATGACCAACGAAGAGATCATTCAAGAGATGATTGAACAACAACTAGAGGATGAACTACTTGGTTATCGAGATCATCACTTATACGATGATACTACATATGCTCAAATAGAAGTGGATTACACAACACAATCATGACATTCTCACTACAAGAAATCGATCACATCCTGAAGGCACTAAACAATATGTCATCATACAATGTAGCACGTGCAAGAGAACAAATTGACAATGGTGTAAAAGACCATGATAAACTAGTACAGAAACTAAAGGACTACAAACTACGCCTACAATGAAGACATTCACTAGTACATCAACTGAACCATACGATAGGCACTTCTATATCATCACATATAAGGATGGAAGAACATACACATATGATGATTATGAGCAGGTAAGACTGCATTATTTCCAACAAATGGACACTAGTGGCAGTAGTGTGACAGTAATGGACAAACAACAGTTTAGTGACACATCTGTAACACGTAAGCGCGTCAGTGGTGGCCAAGGATTTTGAACGATCTCTCCCCCTCGGTGAAGATCTTTTGAAATCATTAAATAAATGGGGTCTAGGTGCTGTGTAGATACTGTGAAGCATCTGTGAAGGTACTCTGCAGACGTTGGCTTAGCACGCAACCCATCGAAAGTCAAGCAGAAGTGTGCCAGAACTCAAAGTGGCACACAGACCCGCCCAAGAACTTGACAAATCCGAGTTTTTCGGATATTATAATAATTGAGGAAACCCAGAAATCTCATTTTTTAACTTTTTTGAGTTTTTAAGAAAGTTAAAAAAGTTAAATTTTAAGATTTTTGAGTTTTCTGCGTTTTTAAACTTTAAATCCCTGATGATGTTCGTGAAAAGTTACGAAAAGCTTGATAGTTCAGCTATCAATGAACTAAAAATTGCTAAAAACAGTGTATTTGTAACATATAACAGTAATATTGACAAAGAATATGAATTTAAGTGTGAGAATACACAAGAATTCAACGAAAAAGTGTCAAATACACTGAAAAACAATGAATCTATTGGCAAACTAGTTAATACCTCTATTAAAGAAGGCAAACTAGTTGATATCACTAAATAAATTACGTTTTTGAGGTGTAACAACCGCATCTAATCAATGGGCAAGCGTTACTCTAACGAGGGCAACAGCAAGTACAATCAAATAGACGACGATTTTGAAGATTTTGGTTACGAGGTAAAGAATATTAGAAGACAGACAAAGAAGAAGGTAGCAAAATTCAAACGAGAGGTGCAAGAGTATGATGACAGTTTTTAAAGTGTCACATTAGTGGTTGCACATTATATCCTGAACGTTTATATTAAGAATGTTCAGGATTTTTTATTGCCTATGTTCTTCAAACACGTTCAACTTCACAAATACGATCTCACT